CGGGTTTTGATACCTGTTGTCTTAGGTGCCGGGTAGTCATTGCGGCTGATGCTTCCAACAGACATATTTACGTCATTGGCTTTCATACGGTTACCACCGTTATAGCCGCTGTTCTTTATGTCCACACCCGCTTTGCCGTCCATCGTGTGGGGTGGGGCATAAACTTTGGCATCGCCAACCTCTTTGCCCATAACTTTTTTGCTAAAAGTAGCCATATTAGCCTCCGCGCTTGTAGGTAAACGAAGACTTCTTCTGGTTGGCAACTTTAGCCAGACCCCGGCCCAGAGACTTCATCTGAGCGTTTGTCTTGCCGCCCTTTGCCAATTTTGTCATAGGCTGACCGGGATGCAGCTTCTTCTCGTGCTTGTGCACGGCTCCAACTACCATTTTTTTGTCTTGTGCCAAATCTTTTTTATCCATGATCGACTCCTTATGTCGTTGTAACCGTAACTGTGCCTAATTCTACCGCTATCACCAAGTTATTTGGTGTTAAAAGTGTGTCAAAGCTCCTTGCCCCACCAACAGGACTCCAGCCCCACTGAAACACCCGACTACCCGCTTCTGGGTAACCAAACCCATCCTGCGCAGTGCTGTCCGTTAGCAGGATCTGTAAGCCACTCTGGCCAGAGACTCGGTAGCTCACGTCAGGGCGAGGATCACGCACCGCTTGGGGGTCGTTGACTGGGGACATACCCAACTGCAATTGCGGCTGATCCGGGTTCCAACACGACTTACAAACTTTAATTTTAAAAGGCTTGGTCTTAACTACTTCGGTTTTTAGCTCTTTTAATTTAAAGCGAAAGCTACACCGATCACACTCAGCGATTGCATGCTTACCTGATGCAAAACGACTAGGCATAGAACAAGTTCCTTGGCACAAACCTCAAAGGCGCAGTTTCTCGGTCTCCCGACTGGGCCAAGTCCCATTGCTGTTCGTAGTCGGCCTTGAGCGCCATCGTGCGGGTTGGATCGGCATTTGGCAGCTTCATGCTCAACAGATAGGCCAACCCCGCCACCATGCAGGGGATAAAGCGGAACGGGATATCTTGCACAGTCACACCCGTACCGGCGTCCTGAATACGGCGCATGCGGTAGTACACAAACATGTACTGGCTACCGGGGGCATTGGGTGTGGGCCATACGTTAATAGCAGGCAGGTTCTGCACCGTGATAGCCGCGCCCGTAGTATGGCCCGCAGCAGTTGTGCCGTTTTGCCCACGGGCACAGTTGATCAACTGGTTGTTCACAGGGTCTACGTTGGGGTAACTGATTGTCTCGCTATCAATTTTTATAAACCCAGAGGTGGTCAAACTAGCTACGCTAGACACCGTAATTGTGGTGGCTGTGGATGTAATAGTCCCGTTAAGGGTAGCCGTAGCAAGGTTCTCTTGCCCCGACTGACGGTTGTACCAGACTTGGATTGGGCGACCTTGTGCCAACTTGTTTGGCAGGCTCATGTAGGTCGATTCAGAAATGCCGCTGATGTTGATGTCGATCTGATTAGACGTGCCGTTGCTTTGACGAATAACGGTATCTAGGAGGTTGATTGTGTCCACAGGCATGGGGTACATGGCCTGACCCGTCACCATCGGGATCTGCCCCTGCTCAACAGTCCAGAAGTTCAGACCACGGTTAGCCCACTCAATCGTCAGCAGGTTCAATGAACGCCGCGCAGTACGGAAGTTGTAGCCCGTGCGAAGTTCTTGACCACAACGCTCAAACGCCTCCTCAATGAGGTCGTTCATGTCGAGGTTAAAGGCTGAGGTGCCGGTGGTCTTAGCCATTATCTAAATCCTGCTGTTTTCTTGGCAATCGTTTTAGGCTGTGCTACAAATTGTTTTCCAGCGGCTTTACCTGCTCTTTTGGCCTTGGTTGTCGCGGCGTACTCAGCAGGGCTGAGAGCTTTAATCGCAGCTTCCGGTAGATATCTTTCACCTGTTTTAGAAGACGATTTTCCACTTTTGGTTCTCCATTTTTGGTCACCCCAATTTTTTAGGGACTGTTGCGGAGCTTTCATTCAAAATCTTCAGCAGTCAACTCAGCTTGAAATTCATCCATAAGTATTTCATCATGGGCTTCTTCAGCGCCACAAGTACAAGGGCCATCTTCATGTATGGCGCAATCTTCCATATGTTTAATCACGGTAACCACCTCCAGCAGCTTTGTATCGTTTCGCCATAACCTGCGCTTTTCTCGCGCTCCATTGCCCTGCGCCCGTGCCTACAATTGCCGCAGCCTTGACGCTGTTGAAAATTCGTTTGCGAAGGCTGGGTTTGGTGTAGTTGCCAGCTTCATTTACCTTTGACTTCACAGCCCCACCTTCGGCAAACTGCGTGAAGTCAGTACTATCCCGGCGGGCTTTCTTCTTCCCCCCGGGCATCTTGCTAGGATTGATGGCTCCCATGCCACGGGAGGCTCTCATGCTCTAGTCTTCCCCCGTATGGCGCAGCCATCAGCCCGTTTAGAAGCTGAAGATACAGAACCACCTCTACGAAACTCCACCCCCCCTTCATCCTCGTTGAACTTGCGTGTTTTCTTAGAGGTTGTGGACTTGCTAGGGCTTGTAAACTTTGTCGGCTGTGCACCCCGGCGAAGTTCGCCTGCAAGTTTTGCTGTAGTAGATTCTGCGGCACTTGCAGCGGGTCTATCGTAGGGAAGCCTTCTTGGCGGTGCTGGTAAAGCTAGTCTTGATGGTGGTGCGGGTAGAGCCACTTGTTTTTTTGGCCCACCGAGTAACCGTGGTATATCTTTAAGAATTTCTAGCTTCGGCTCACGATAAATTGGTTCTTTTTTAACAAATTCTTCAACAGCCTTCCGACCAGCCAGTTTAGCCCCTGATTGCGCCGCTTGTATACCCCGAGATATTGGCAGAGCACTTAGCGTATTACTAATATTGCGCCCTAATTCAGACCCGCTGGCAGATTCTCCCTTAACCGGCTCACGTTTATCATCAAGAGGAATTTGAGCAACAGCCAAAGATTGCTCTTTAGCCGACTTAGCGGGAAGCCCCCGCTCTACCGGCGTATCCGCTTTTTTGGCTTCCGCTTTCGGCGCGGCAGCGGGTGGGGGGGCACTGGGGGCACTGGGTTTTGCTAACTCAGTGGTGTACTTTTTGCCGCCAAACTCAAAAGTTTTGTCACCAGCGGAACGGGCATCTGCAAAAGCAGATTTAAAGTTCTGGGGTTTTGGTGCTGCTGCCATCGGCCCTGCCGCTGCTGGCTCTGCTGCTGGCTCTGCTGCTGGCGCGTCTGCACTTTCCCCCCTTGCCATTCGCGCCATACGTTCCGACTGATTTTGGCGAAGTTGATCTTCAGTATCATCACGTAAAGACGTTGCTGTGCCTTCTACGTATGAATCGTCTTCGCCATTAAACCTACGTATTTTTTTCATACAAACCTGCCTTTGGTTTTGCCGCGCTGTTCAGCACCGCTGCCGTGAGGGTACTTGGTGATCATGCCGCCATGCTTCTTAGCAACTTCTGGATCCATTGGGGGCTGACCCATTTCAGCGGTATAGATACCAGCGTTCTGTTTGCGCTCGTAGTCAGCAAGTTGTTTGGCCGTTGGGCCACCCTGCTTACCGCGCCCCGCGCCTGCCGTTTGTGCTGCCATGACGTTCTCCTAGCAGGGCATGCCGCCCTTGTTCATCTTGATCTGCGTACCTTTGGTCTTGCCTTTGATAGCAACACCATTGATGTTTCCGGGGTTTGTCTTAACTTTGCCCATTGATGTCATGCCGCCGCCAGCCATTTTCTTAGCGGGAGCGCCTTTTTTCTTAGCAATCATTGCCATGAAACCGGGATTCATTTTCGTAGCCATATCACCACCTTTTGAGAAAGATTTGCCTTTGTCGGCGTTAGAGAAATCCTTACCCACGGACTGTGGGATACCTACCTTCTTGGCAAAGCCCGGATTGTGGGCTATTGCCTCCATAAAATTGTGCTGCTTTTTGCTGGAGCTTGGCATTTAGCAGTTCCACGCCCGCAGGCTCTTATTGATACGCGAGTTTGGGTCGTTGGCCGTCTTCTCGCTGGTCAACTTTTTCTTCATGCCACTCATCCTTGCGCAAAAGGAGTCGCGCCGGGAGCCGCCCTCTGGCTGCGGAGCTTTCAATCCCGGCTTGCCGGGGTTGGCTGCGTTGTAAGAGGCTCGACCCTTGGCGTTCAAGCCGCCCTTCTCGGATTTGCCCTCTTTGCGTGTCCATGCGGGACTAGCCATAAAACACTTCTATACCCACAACCGTGCCAACGCTGGTTGTTAGGTACAGTCCTGTAGTTGCCAAGATACCTTCACCGGGTATCGTGATATTGAAGTTTACCGGGACGGTAACGCTGGCGATATCCATCGTAAACAAAACGGCAGCACCGGAAGCACCATCACGAATCTCAATCGTTGCTGCGGTACTTACTTTAGGGCTAACCACAATACCTTTGAGGCGTGTACGACCCGCCATAAAAGAACCAGCGGCAGTTAAATGCGCCGCCTTTACGTCTGTTTGCATCATAATCAATCTCCTTTTAAACGGGGGCCGAAGCCCCCAAGATCAATTAAGCAATACGAGAGAACACGTATGCAGTGGCGCTAGAGAACATAATGCGGAAACAGCCAACGCCTGTTACGCCAGAAGGCACGGTCAACAGACCAGCACCAGCGCCAGAACCAGCGGCGGCAGCGGCAGACAAGATGCCATTTGTAGCTACAGCAACGGTCACAGTTGATGCGCCAGCAGTGTTGTCAATGTACAGGTCAAAAACTGTACCTTTAGCTGCACCTAGTGCTGCGCCAAGCAACGTGCCTGTAGGCAGCGTGATGGTGACTGTTCCAACCGATGTTGAAGTGATGTAGCCAGTAGCAACTTCAGCAGCAGTGGCTGTTGCAGTGGCGTTGATTGCGGCGGTCGTAGCGTGCGTGGTGCGGCCAGTTCCTGCAATGTTGCCCGTGACGTTGCCCGTGACGTTGCCCGTCAAAGCGCCGATGAAGCCGTTGGTAGACGTAACCGGGCCAGAAAACGTGGTTGATGCCATGATTTTTCCTTACATACAAGTTAGGCGCATTAGTCTGTATGTCGTCAGCCGGGGCTGTCTAATGCACCGGAAAGCCCGGAGTAGCTGCAATATACACCAAAAGAAAGGGGGGCACAAGCCCCCCAATCAATTAAGCACCGGCAGAGCCGAACATGCCCAGAGGGTCAGACCAGCCGAAGCTGTAACGCTCACGGGACTTGTACCGCACGTTGCCAGTATCGAAGTCACCATCCATCGACTGCGCCAGAGGCGAACGCACAAAGTGCTTCATGCCGTTTGGAACGTCTGTGGTCAGGAACCAAGCGTTCGTATCGGTCAAGAAGTGGTTGATGCAGTAGCCACCGGGGATGGAACCATTGTTCTTCAATGCGTTGATATCGTTGTCAGCAGTGCTAACGCGGAGTTCAGTTTCCAGCAAACGGGTTGCCGTGAACTGCAATGAAGGTGGAACCACCAACTTATCAGGCTTTGCGGCAATCAACAGGCCACGCTCATCTGTCCACAAGCTGATCTGAATAACGGCATTCTCAAGAGAAGTCTCGTTCAGGTCGGCAGGGGTAGATGGGATGTTACTGTTAGTACCACCAGACACCAAGGGGTGTGATGCGCTAAACAAAGCAACACCGTCACCACCAGCGTAGCCAGAGCTAAAGCCGTTGTTTAGAACGGCAGCAGCTTTAACTTGCTTGGTGTAAGCCATAGCACGAGCCAGAGCCTTGGTATAACGAGCAGACAAGCTGTCGTACAAGTTGTCCTCGATGGCCTCTTCGGTCAGCGAGAAACCCAGAGCGATGGTTTCGTGGTTGTATCGGGCAGTCCATGCTTCCTGCGCATTGTCATAAGCAATGGCAGAACCCTCGTTTTTAACGGGGGCAGCAGAGAAACCAGACAGTTTCGTCTCTT